CAGACAAATGGCCTCATAGTGTCAATAGACGCAACCGAGAACCAATGCCATTTATTTCTAAAAAAATTATTATAACGTCTTCCCTTAGTCCAAGTGATGTCTATCACAATAGAAACGACCGTGACAGCATAGAACAATTACTACGAAGATTCAAAGTAATCGAACTGAAATAATCAACCGATATATCGTCGAAATATTTTTAAAATTGATTCGTCTATTTTTATTTTTTTGAATAAAAAAAATAAGAAATAAATCCCCCTAAAGGGGGACACTTCGTGTTTTTATTTTTTTTATGAAAAAAAATAAAAATTTAGAATGAATTATAAAAATAATTCGCGAAAAAATCTAAAAATTAAAAACTTTATTTATGTATCGCCTTCGGCTCCCCACCCTCTAAGCATCCTTATAATACAATGTAGTTGTATAACTCATTGTTAACTGAGTCGAAACTGTATCTGGACTATCATTCTGAGCATATGAATATCCTAATGCTATCAGAGGATTAAAATTGACAGGCCAATTTGCTCCATCATATTTGAGTGAAGCTGGTAAATGTTTTTTAGTTAAAACAATCCTGAAAGGCCAGACTAATGAAGAATTCATAGATGTCATAGAAGTAGTAGAACCACCAATAGAATTTGTAATACCATAAGATTTTAAATAAGTATGACGTTTATCAAAGAAAAAGTGAAATCGGTCGTTATTATGTGGAGTAAGTGTATCCAATAATGTTCCAGTAAACTGGGCTCCAGCTCCGCCAGAGTCTAACAAATTAAGTGAACTACTTGTTAGATTACTATACGATTTAACTGCTTTTTCTTGAAAACAAAATAGACGAGCTATAAGCTCTTGTGCTGAAGCAATACTATTTGCTTTAAAATTTACATAGCCATTTACAACTATCTTCTGAGGAGATATAGAACCACCAATCCTTTGGGTTTGGGAAGAGCCTTCACCAATACCAGGCAATATAGTATAATATTCACTAGTAGCATTAATTCCACTATTGAAATCAGTTGGAGGAAGCGTAACACTTACTTGCTTCGTTTCAACATTACTAGCTAAGATTCGTTGAATCGTTCGCTTGATTGGTGCGGTGGTTTTTCCCTTTTTAGCATACTTCTTAACAGCTCGACGAGGCTTAGTAGAACGTTTATAAACCATTGTGACAGTTTTATAAACTATATAGAGAAAAAAAAATTCTCCTAAAGAAACGAATTTTTGAAAGAATCCGACTGCGTCGAATTCGAATTATTTATAATCTTTAGGAATATTATAAATGAAAATAAAGAGCACAGAAGTGGCCAAGGGGGGTAATAATAGCCCCCCTTGTCCTTCAGGCCGTCATCGTTCATGGGTTTTCACCTCATTCCTCGAGCAACCTCCTGTTTTTGACACAGAAGAAATGAAATATCTTCTCTATGCCCCTGAAATAACTCCAACTACAGAAAAACATCACTGGCAAGGTTTTGTAGTCTGGAAATGGGCTAAAACTTTTAATTCTACAAGAAAAGTTTTTAACAACTTCTGTGAAATTTCTGAAGGAAGCACAGAAGAAAATTTGAGTTATATTAGGGGTCCTTATGAAAAAGATGGAAAAAAAAAACCTTATAATCCGGAATGGAAAGAATTTGGAATACGACCTAAACAAGGAGAACGCACAGATATACTGGCTATCAAAAATGAAATTCTTGAAGGTCGAAAAGTTGATGAAATCTGCCTAGAAAATCCAGAATTCTACCATCAATACGGCAGAACATTAACCAAAATCGAAGATTTGGCAATGCGTAGAAAATGGAGAACCCAGATGACACAAGGTTTTTGGTATTTTGGAAAAACTTCTGTTGGAAAATCGCATAAAGCGTTTGAAAATTATAATCCAGATACGCATTATAACTTACCTAATGATAACGGTTGGTGGGATGCCTATACTCAACAAGATACAGTCATCATTAATGATTTCAGAGGTGAAATTCCTTATAACAGTCTACTACAACTAGCAGACAAATGGCCTCATAGTGTCAATAGACGCAACCGAGAACCAATGCCATTTATTTCTAAAAAAATTATTATAACGTCTTCCCTTAGTCCAAGTGATGTCTATCACAATAGAAACGACCG